GATGGCACAGACACCCTGCCCACCTGAGCCATACGAGTTCATAAAGTCCATCGCCTAGTCGCTTGACTTCATTCAAAATGGGAGTAGTCTTTCGGTATGGCCGAAAACACAACTGACTATCTCGTTGCTTACAGCGATTACCTGAGAGCATGCGGTCGTTCACCACATACAATCTCACTTCGAAAGATGCAAGTGCGATCGCTTCTTGAAGAGTACAAAGATCCCTGGCGCATCACGTCAGACGATCTCATGGGCTGGCTCTCAAAACACAAGAAGTGGTCAAAAGCTACACGCTCAAGCTACAGAGACGGTCTTCGTGGGTTTTTCGGATGGCTGGTAGAAACAAATCGAATGGGCACCAGCCCAGCCGACAAGATTCCTAAAGTAAGAGTTCCACCACGGGTCGCTAGGCCTGCTCCAACAGAAGCCATAGTCGAAGCGCTAAATTCAAAAGATGAACGCGTTCGACTCATGGTGGAGCTCTCAGTTAGGTGTGGCCTTCGAAGAGCTGAAATCTCAAGCGTACATTCAAGAGACATCCAAAGTGATATTTCAGGACCGTCGCTGGTCGTTCACGGTAAAGGTGATCGAGAGCGAATCATTCCATTAGACGAAAACTTTGCAGAAAAACTCTTGTCTATGCCTAAAGGATGGTTGTTTCCAACTAAAGATGGGGCCAATCATCTGTCGGCTAAGTATGTGGGTGCTCTCGTCACAAAAGCTCTACCTGGGGCATGGACTACTCATACGCTGAGGCACCACTTTGCAACAAGTGCTTATGCTGGAACTGGCGACTTGCTTGCGGTGCAACAATTACTAGGTCATTCCAATGTGTCGACAACACAAAGGTACGTGGCCATTCCGAATGAAGGTCTAAGAGCTGCTTGCGCGGCAGTCAAGTTCCCAGATTCAAAATGAGAGGTATCTATGGAGAAAAGCATTCTCGATACGATCAAAGCAATGCTTGGTTTGGCAGATACATACGAGGCTTTCGACAATGAACTTGTCAGTCACATCAACTCGGCCTTGTTCATTGTTGGGCAGTTAGGTATTGGTCCATCCGAAGGTTTCCGAATAACTGACAGCCATGAAGAGTGGAGCAATCTCTTAGGTCCGGTTAAGGATCTGGAAAGCGTGAAGACCTTTGTGTATCTAAAAGTTCGTGAAACATTCGATCCACCAATGAACAGTTTTATCTTAACTGCTTTACAAAACCAAGCGCAGGAATTAGCATGGCGGATCAATGCTCAGGTCGATAACTTGCCTCCAGCCATCGCGATTGATGAGGAGTAAGTATGGAAGTACAAGAAGTAGATGATTTCTTCGAACACTTTGGTGTCAAAGGTATGCGCTGGGGCGTTCGGAGAAACCGCAATAACACAACTACAAGACAAAGTCTGAGACCCAAGAAAGAACAAACAGACCTCAGCAAGATGAGTGATGCTGAGCTACGGACTCGTATAAACCGAATCCAGATGGAACGCCAGTATCGTGAACTAACATCTCCAAAAGGTCATAAAGTTCAAACTGAAGGCCAAAAGTACGTTAAACGAATCTTGATTGATACGGCAATGAACGCAGTAGCCGAGATAGTCAAAGAACAGTATAAGAAGCAAATGGTCAACACTGGAGCGGCAATGGGGTCAAAGCTCGAAGTCTGGAGAGCAGCCAAGCTCGCAGCTAAAACCTTAGGATAGGATTCAAAATGGGATTGTCCAATACGGCAACGCCTAAGTATTATGGGCAATTTCGTGATTCAGTTCTCCGTGGGGATATTCCGGTGTGCAAAGAAATCTCCATGGAGATGAATCGAATAGACGATCTTATCAGAAACCCTGGCGTTTATTACGATGAAGACGCTATAGACGGATTCATTCTCTACTGTGAGAACGAACTCACCCTCACCGATGGCTCTGACTTAGTACTACTGGACTCATTCAAACTCTGGGCCGAACAAATCTTCGGATGGTACTACTTTGTCGAGCGAAGTGTCTACCAACCAGGACAAGAAAACCACGGCGGACGGTATGTACGCACAATGGTCAAGAAGCGATTGATCAGCAAGCAGTATTTGATCGTAGCTCGTGGAGCAGCTAAGTCTATGTACGCTTCATGCGTGCAAAGTTACTTTCTGAACGTCGACACAAGCACGACACATCAAATCACAACCGCTCCGACAATGAAGCAGGCTGATGAAGTAATGTCTCCTGCACGAACCGCGATTGTAAGATCTCGTGGTCCGTTGTTCAAGTTCTTGACCGAGGGTTCTTTGCAGAACACGACCGGGTCTCGAGCCAATCGAGTTAAGTTGGCATCAACTAAGAAGGGTATCGAGAACTTCCTGACCGGGTCGCTCGTGGAAGTTCGTCCAATGTCTGTAGACAAACTCCAGGGTTTAAGACCGAAAGTCTCTACCGTTGACGAATGGCTTTCTGGTGACATTCGGGAAGACGTCATCGGCGCAATTGAACAGGGAGCTTCCAAGCTCGATGACTATGTGATCGTCGCAATCAGTTCTGAAGGTACCGTTCGTAACAGCAGTGGCGACACAATCAAAATGGAACTTATGGACATCCTGAAGGGTGAGTATGTCAACCCTCACGTGTCAATCTGGCACTACAAATTGGACGATGTCAAAGAAGTTAACGACCCATCGACTTGGCTGAAAGCAAATCCGAATCTTGGGAAGACGGTTTCTTATGAAACGTACCAATTGGACGTTGAGCGTGCAGAGAAAGCTCCTGCGACTCGTAACGATATTCTGGCTAAACGTTTCGGTCTTCCTATGGAAGGCTACACATATTTCTTCACCTATGAAGAAACGAAGCCTCATCGGCTTAGAGATTTCTGGGAGATGCCTTGCGCGCTTGGGGCTGACCTTTCGCAGGGTGATGACTTCTGCGCATTCACTTTCTTATTTCCGTTACCTAACGGGTCTTACGGTGTCAAGACTAGGTGTTATATTTCGTCATTGACTTTGATGAAACTACCCAGCGCCATGCGTATAAAATACGATGAGTTCCTGAAAGAAGGAAGTCTTCAGGTTCTGGAATGCACAGTTCTCGACATGATGGAAGTCTATGAAGATCTGGACGCTTTCATAACTGAGATGAACTATGATGTCCGGTGCTTTGGATTCGACCCGTACAACGCTAAAGAATTCGTTACCCGCTGGGAAGCAGAGAATGGCCCATTCGGTATCGAGAAGGTTATTCAGGGCGCGAAGACCGAATCTGTCCCACTTGGCGAATTGAAGACTTTAAGCGAAGAACGAATGCTCATATTTGATCAGGAGCTGATGTCGTTTACCATGGGAAACTCCATAACAATGGAGGACACCAACGGCAACAGGAAACTTCTCAAGAAACGGTATGAGCAAAAGATTGACAGTGTGTCGGCTCTTATGGACGCATATGTTGCATACAAACTAAACAAGGACTCTTTTGATTAAGGACTGATATGGACGACGGGGTTGATGAATTTCTTGCCCATTATGGGGTTAAAGGAATGAAGTGGGGTGTTAGACGCGCAGCTAGGAAAGACGCTAACGAGTTTGCAGCGGCTAAAATGTATTATGGCAAGGGCGCTGGAACGAGGCGCAAGCTCATCAAAGCTAAAGTTGAAACGCGTTCAGCAGACCCTCGATACAAAGAAGCATTTGAGTCTAATCTTGCAAAACAGGACATGGCTAAACGCGCTTCTCAAGCTAAAATCCGCAGAAGGGCCACCGATGCTGCCACAACTACGGCTAAAACAGGACGCGGTATTTTCAACATAATGAATGGAAACTCTATGGCTGCTTCTGGAGCTGCCGTAGCCATTGTTGCGGGCGCTGCTTATGCAAAGAGTCTTGGGCTTGACAAAATGGTGGTTGACGCTGGAAAGAAAGCATACTCAGCAGTCAAGACTGAGTTACGCGCTCAAGAAATTAAGAGAAATTTCAAGAAGTTTGGCCTATAATCGAAGGAGTAGAGTTACGTGCTATATTCTGAAGTAGAAGATGAACTAGCCCATTTCGGCGTTAAAGGAATGAAGTGGGGTGTGCGAAGGCGAACTAACTTAAAAGATAAATATTTAGTTAAAAGCCAGAAGTTTCGTGATCAGGCAAATGCAAGTGTAAAAAAAAGTGAAGCTGACTTACGAGATATTAAATCTAAAGGCAAAAATTCCAAAGCGTTCAAGACAATGGCCGAAAATAAGCGACGAGATGAATATTATAATCTCTTAGCTAAAGGCTATGATCATAAGTCTGCGACACTCAATGCAATGATTAGCTCTATGAGTTACACTAAGTATTCAGCTATAGGCGAATTATCCGCAATTACGACCCATAATAAAGATTCTGCAAAAAAATGGGCGAGTGTTAATGAAAAGTTAATGTCCATGGATGTAAATACAATCTCAACAAGAGATCTTAGGCGAACTTATCGTGGGAAGTAAGTTGTGAATATCGGTGCTGAGTTAGTGCGTCGTTATGTGTAATATTTAAAAGAAAGGGGGTGACATATGGCGTCTTTTTCAGATAGATTAAAGCACGCCTGGAATGCGTTTTCAAAAGAAGACTCCGAAGATGCCAGCCCATATTTTAACTATGGTATGAGTTACGGTAGTTACGGCGGAAGACCAGATCGAATCAGATTTGGAACGGCCAACGACAAATCTATAATCAACACGATCTATAATCAAATCGGGATCGACGTTGCGTCAGTTGGCCTATCCCACGTGCGGCTTGATCCTGAGAAACGATATATTGAGACTATTGATAGTGGTTTGAACAACTGCTTGACTCTCGAGGCAAATCTGGATCAAGCGGCAAGAGCTTTTATGCAAGACGTAGCGATGACTATGTTCGACAAAGGTGTTATCGCCATTGTTCCTGTCGACACTACTCTGAACCCACGTATAACTGGAGCTTTTGACGTTAAAACACTCCGCGTTGGAGAGATTACAGCGTGGTATCCGAAGCACGTTCGTGTCAGTTTGTACAACGAGATCAAGGGCCGTAAAGAAGAGGTTACTCTCGCTAAAAACTTTGTGGCAATTGTTGAAAATCCGTTGTACATGGTTATGAACGAACCCAACTCGACTCTTAAACGTCTTACACGCAAACTTAGCTTGCTCGATTCGATCGATGAGCAGACAGGAGCCGGAAAACTCGACTTGATAATCCAGTTGCCATACGTTATCAAGTCAGATGCTAGGCGTCTTCAAGCAGAAACTCGCAGGAAAGACATCGAGTTGCAGCTTCGCGGGTCTCAGTATGGAATTGCGTATACCGACGGAACGGAACGCATCACCCAGTTGAATAGGCCTCTCGAAAACAACATGCTCAAGCAAATTGAGTATCTGACGTCGAACCTCTACAACCAGTTGGGGATGACTGAAGCGGTGTTCAATGGAACTGCCGATGAAAAAACGTTGTTGAACTATCACAATCGAACTATCGAACCAATTCTTTCAGCGATAGCTCAGGCAATGAAACGATCATTTCTCACAAAAACCGCGAGGAGTCAGGGGCAATCGATCGAGTTCTTCAGAGATCCGTTCAAGAACATCTCAATTAGTGACATGGCCGAAGTAGCTGACAAGTTTACTCGAAACGAGATTCTTACGTCAAATGAGGTTCGTGCTGCTATGGGTCTCAAACCAGCCAATGATCCGAAGGCTGACGAATTACGCAATAAGAACATTCCAGAAGCAAAGCAACCTGGTTTTGATCAATCTCAACCAGAACCGCCGAGCGAATCTTTTTAGAGGGGTAGGTGAAAATTCAAAATGGATGCAGATTTCAGCGGGTATGTTACGCGAGTCGGGCTCAAATGCACCGACGGACGAACCATAATGCCTGATGCTTTCAAACATCAGCACAAGCAGAAGGTCCCACTTGTGTGGCAACATCAGCACAACGATCCGATGAACGTATTGGGTCACGCTCTTCTAGAGAATCGTGCTGACGGAGTATACGGTTATGGTTATTTCAACACAACCGAAGCTGGGCAGATGGCCAAACAATTGGTCAAGCACGGCGATATTGACAACTTGTCAATCTATGCGAACAACCTTTCGCAGTCGAACAAAAACGTGAACCACGGCGATATTCGTGAGGTTAGTCTTGTACTCTCTGGGGCAAATCCAGGAGCTTACATTGACAATGTTAATCTTCACCATAGCTCATCGACTGAGGACTTTGTCGATGAAGAAGCAGTCATTTACACAGGATTACCTATTGAGCTTAGCGATCAAAAAGATCTAGAGCTTATAATCGAACACAAGGATCAGGAAGATCCTAAGACTCAACAAGGAGAAAACATGGCAGAGGAAAAGACCGTCAAGGACGTTTTTGACACCCTTACGGAAGAGCAGAAGAATGTTGTTTACTACATGATTGGCGAGGCGCTTGCCTCCGCCGAAGACGAGATGGAGCAAAGTGACTCCAGCGAATATTTGACTCATCAGGGGGATTTCTACATCATGCCGCGTAACGTTTTCGAGCAGAATGGCACCGTCGAAGAGCGTCCTACTCTTTCGCACAGCCAGCTCAAGGAGATCATGAGCGACGCTTCGCGTCTCGGCTCACTCAAAGAGTCGTTCCTCGCGCACGCTGGTGATTACGGCATCGATGATATCGAGTTCCTCTTCCCGGATGCGAAGACCATTACCAACAGCCCCGAGATGCTCTCTCGTCGGATGGAGTGGGTTACGGATGTTCTGGGCAAGACCAAGCATTCGCCATTTTCTCGCATCAAGTCGGTAGTTGCCGACATCACTGCTGACGAGGCTCGCGCCAAGGGTTACGTCAAGGGCAGCATGAAGAAGGATGAGGTCATCAAGCTGCTGAAGCGAGTGACCACTCCGACGACCGTCTACAAGAAGCAGAAGCTTGATCGCGATGATATTGTCGACATCACCGATTTGGATGTCATTGCTTGGCTGAAGGCCGAAATGCGTATCATGCTTGACGAGGAAATTGCTCGTTCGATCCTTGTTGGCGACGGTCGTGAGCCTGATGATCCCGACAAGATCGATGAGGATCACCTGCGCCCGATCGCTTACGACGTTGACATGTACGCGCACAGTATCACTCTTGACAGCAGCCCGACTCCTGCCGAGATGATCGAAGCGATCGTTCGCGCTCGTCGTTACTACAAGGGCACTGGTACCCCCACGCTCTACACGACTGACGCCAAGCTGACCGACATGATCCTGGACAAGGACTCTCTCGGTCGTCGTTACTACAACACCGAGGCCGAGCTCGCTGCGGCGCTTCGTGTTGACCGCATCGTCACCGTCGAGGCCATGGAGGACGCTGCTGATATTGCCGGTATCATTGTGAACCTCGTCGACTACACTGTCGGTGCGGATCAGGGTGGCGCCATTTCGATGTTCGACGATTTCGATATCGATTACAACCAGCAGAAGTACCTGATCGAGACTCGGATCTCCGGGGCCTTGACCAAGCCGAAGTCTGCGATCGTCATTCGCAACTCGCCTGGCACCTCGGTTGTCCCGACTCAGCCGACTTACGTTCCGGCGACCCATACGATCACCATCCCGTCCAAGACTGGTGTCGTTTACAAGGTTGACGGCGTTGCTGTCGACGCTGGCGCTCTCGTGATCACCGAGACCACCGAGGTCGAGGCTGTTCCGGCTACCGGTTACTCCTTCCCGCATCTGACCGATGCTGACTGGGTCTTCGTTTACTGAGATCTTAAGTAAGGATTCAAAATGGCAAAGTTTTATGGGATTATAGGCTACGGTGAAGTAGAAGAAACTTCAGCTGGCGTCTGGGAAGAAGTCATTACTGAGCGCGCCTACAAGGGCGATATTCTTCGAAACACCAGGCGTTGGGAAAACGGGCAACAGTTGAATGATGATTTGGCAATCAACAACTCGTTTTCTGTAGTCGCTGACGCTTATGCATACCAGAACTTCTTTGCCATGCGATATTTGGTGTGGATGGGGACCTCTTGGAAAATCACAAATGTGGAAGTCCAGAGGCCCCGTCTACTCCTTACTGTTGGCGGGAGGTACAATGGGCCGAATGGAGCTTCAAAACCTTCTCGAGGACACACTAGGGTCTACTAACGTATATTTTCAGCCACCTGAGACTATACGTATACAATACCCTTGTATCATCTACAAGTTGAGTAATATTCGTACTAAGTTTGCAGATAATTTGCCGTACGATTTCATGAAGCGATACCAACTTACAGTGATAGACAAGAATCCAGACTCAGTTATTCCGGAAAAGGTTGCTCTGTTGCCAATGTGTGCTTTTGATAGGCATTTTACAGCGGCTAACCTTAATCATTACACATTCAACATATTCTTCTGAAAGAGGAACACCAATGGCAGTTCTTACGTGGGACCAAACTGGTGAGCGGCGTTACGAAACTGGCGTCGACCACGGAGTTTTATATATCCAAAATGCAACGACCGGAGCATATGACAGGGGTTATGCTTGGAACGGTCTTATCAATGTCTCTGAGTCACCTTCTGGCGCAGAGGCCAGTCCTATCTATGCCGACAATATCAAGTACTTGAACCTTGTTTCGGCTGAGGAGTTCGCGGCGTCGATCGAGGCTTACACCTATCCTGATGAGTTCGCTCAGTGTGATGGGTCGTTTGAGGCTGCTCCCGGTGTCATGATTGGTCAGCAGAATCGTAAGACTTTCGGTCTTTCGTACAGGACCATTGTCGGAAACGATACCGAAGGCCGCGATCATGGATACAAGCTTCATCTCGTTTATGGGGCGCTTGCTGCTCCTTCCGAGAAGGCTTACGCCACGATCACCGATACCCCCGAAGCGATCACTTTCAACTGGGAGGTCACCACGACTCCGGTTCCGGTTACTGGATCGAAGCCGACGGCGTCTATTACCATCGATTCGACCAAGTGCTCTGAAGCAGACATGACTGCTATTGAGACGCTTCTCTACGGAGCAGCCGCTACCGAGCCGGCGTTGCCTTTGCCTGATGCGGTGATTGCAATCTTTGCAGTCTGACAAATAGCAAACCAAAAGCCCTTAATGACTACTACTCTTAAGGGCTTTTGGTTTGCTTGGCTATTCGAAAGGCTAATGGTGATTTCTGTAACTATACCCGAATCCGAATTGTTCGATGAAGTCAACAACGAATTCATTAAACTAAAAGGTATGACTTTGCAATTGGAGCACTCCCTGATTGCGATTTCAAAATGGGAGGCTTCGACTGGTAAAGCATTTCTTGGGGCTAAGGAAAAGACTAGCGAAGAGACGCTGGATTATGTTCGGTGCATGACGATAACCCAAAATATTGCCCCGGAGGTATACAACAGAATTAGCCCGCAACAATTAAAAGAAATTAATGCATATATTAACTCATCGATGTCGGCTACAAAAATTGGTTCGTCGAAAGAATCAACTTTCATGTCGGAAACGGTGACCTCCGAGTTGATATATTACTGGATGTTTAGTCTTGGAATTCCTTTGGATTGCCAAAAGTGGCATCTGAATCGTTTACTTACGTTGATACGTGTGTTCAGCATAAAGAACAATCCCCCCAAGAAGATGAACCAAAAACAGCTTATGGCAAGAAATAGAGCGCTTAATGAATCCCGTAGAAAAGCAATGGGTACTAGCGGATAGTTGGTAATGGAATGATAACCTTTGAGTCGTCTGGAAGTTTTGTTAATGTTGACAGATTTTTAGAACGGATGGCCAAAGAGGAAATTCTTTCAGCTCTAAACCAATACGCGGAACTTGGTGTATCGGCACTTGCTTCAGCTACTCCGTCAAAGTCTGGCGCCACAGCAAACGCATGGTCTTGCGAAGTAACATCCAAAAGAAATAATTATACCATTACGTGGTCTAATTCAAATGTGAACGACGGAGTTAATGTCGCCGTTATTCTGCAATACGGACACGGCACTGGGACTGGGGGATACGTGCAAGGTCGTGACTATATAAACCCAGCCATCCAACCCATATTTGACAAAATAGCTGATGAAGTTTGGAAAGTGGTGACCTCCGCATGAGCAGTATTGACGAACGCGTTGTCGAGATGAAGTTCAAAAATTCCCAGTTCAAGTCTGGTGTTAAGGAAAGTCTTGACTCTTTGAGCCAACTGAAGAAGGGTTTGGACTTAAGCGGAGCCGCTAAAGGTATTAAAGACGTTGAGAATGCTGGGAAATCATTTTCTTTGGCTTCCATGGCAAGTGCGGTTGAGAATGTATCCAGTAAATTTAATGCTTTGGGCGCTATAGGTTTTACGGTTCTACAAAATCTTACGAACAGCGCAATAAATGCTGGAACTCGAATCGCTTCGGCCTTGACAATCGATCCAATGAAGGCTGGGTTCAGCGAGTATGAAACTCAAATGAACTCAATTCAAACAATCATGGCCAACACCGCTAACAAAGGTACTACTCTTGACCAAGTTAGCGATGCGCTTGATAAACTTAACAAATATTCCGATGACACCATTTATAATTTCTCTGAAATGGCTCGAAATATCGGAACGTTCACTGCGGCGGGTGTTGATCTCGACACGTCAACGAGTGCCATCAAGGGTATCGCCAACCTTGCTGCTGTTTCTGGATCGAATTCGCAGCAAGCTTCTACTGCAATGTATCAGCTTTCGCAAGCGATGGCCACGGGAACAGTCAAACTCATGGACTGGAACTCTGTTGTCAATGCAGGCATGGGCGGCCAAGTATTCCAGGATGCTTTGACCGAAACAGCTCGCGTTAGCGGAGTAGCAATTGATGATATTATCGAAAAAAATGGAAGTTTTCGTAACAGTCTTCAAGAAGGCTGGCTCACCACCGAAATTCTTACCAATACTCTTAGCAAGTTTACTGGTGATATGAATGAAGAGCAGCTTCGCAGTATGGGGTATAGCGAAGAACAAATTGCTAAGGTCATAGAACTTGGTAAAATGGCTAACGATGCAGCTACGAAGGTAAAGACTCTGACCCAGTTGCAGCAAACTCTGACTGAGGCTGCGCAATCTGGCTGGGCAAAGACTTGGCAAATTTTGGTTGGCGACTTCGAAGAAGCTAAAGTTCTTTACACAAATATCAGTAATGTTATTGGTGGTTTTATAAACGCCTCAGCTAATGCTCGTAACGCCGTTTTAACCGAGTGGAAAGATTCATTAGGTGGACGCAATCTTCTTATTGATGGCCTCACGGATGCATTTAATGGTTTGTTGTCCATTGCGAAACCCATATCTGAAGCCTTTCGAGAGATTTTCCCACCAGTAACGGCTCAGCAATTACTCGATCTAACTCAAAAACTTCACGATTTAATGCAAGGTTTGTCTATCAGCCAAGAAACTGCTGACAAAGTAAAACGTGCATTCGAAGGCGTGTTTGCTTTATTTTCAATAGGCTGGGAAGCTGTAAAGGCTTTGGGCGAAGCTTTCGGAGATTTCTTCGGAAAAGTATCTCCTGTAGGTGGAAGTCTTTTGGATATTGCGGCTAATCTTGGCGATTTTATAGTCAAGCTTAATGAAGCCGTAAAGTCGAGTGGCATCTTCAGCGCTATATTTGGGACCATCGGCGATATCATAGCTAATGTGATTTTAGTAGTAAAAAATGGCGTTGGCGCTATAGCAGATCTCGTCACTGGTATATCCGAGATTAATAGCGAAAATCTTGGTTCTTTCCTTGAACGGATAGGAGAAAGATTCACATCTCTTACGACAATGTCTGAATTGCTGCATAAAGCATTGTCCAAAATTAGTCCCGTATTCGCAACAATCGCAGACGCAGCAAGCCAAGTAATTGATATTCTATTCAATGGTAATTTTACAAGCGGTCCGTTCGCCGAAGATTCCGGCTTTGTCGACATGCTGTTCAACATTCGAGATGCCATCAAGAATGTTCTTGATACTCTATTTTCGAAGGCTTCTTTCGAAGGTATAGTAGACGCCATGAACTCTGGGCTTCTTATAGCCATAGGGATTGCTATAAAGAAATTTATCGATAGTCTCACCGGGTTCACTAAAGGTGGAGACGGATTTCTTAACTCGGTCAAGGGTATACTTGACGGAGTCACTGGCAGTCTCAAAGCAATGCAGGCGAAACTTAAAGCTGATACGCTTTTAAAGATTGCTGGGGCAGTAGCTTTACTTGCGCTTGCTTTAATCGGTCTTTCATTGGTCGATTCGGATAAATTAGCATCAGCTCTTGCGGGTTTGGGTGTGCTTCTTGGCGAGACGTTTGCCATGATGGCCATGATGGAAAAGCATATGACGGGAGAAGGTTTCGCTAAACTGCCTATAGTTGCTGTAACCATGATTCTGTTGGCTGCCGCAATTAATATTATGGTTATTGCCGTCAAGAATTTAGCCGAACTAAGCTGGGAAGAGTTACTTAAAGGTCTTTCTGGACTCGGCATTGTTCTTGGCGAGTTGGCTGTATTTATGAAACTCGCTGATTTCGGCGGTATGGGTATTCGCACGGGAATAGGTCTTATTCTTCTTGCTGTAGCCATAAAGACCTTGGCTAGTGCAGTTGGAGATTTCGCCTCTCTCGATATCAATGCGATGGCTAAGGGTCTTGGAGCTATCGGTATATTGCTTCTCGAGCTTGCTGCGTTTACAAGACTTGCTGGCGATACCAAGGGGTTTGTATCCACAGGTATCGGGCTTCTTATCATCAGCGCGGCGCTTATAGTTCTCTCCGAAGCACTTAAGCGTCTTGGCAACTTGTCACTCGAACAGATAGGCAAGGGCCTTCTGGCCATGGCTGGCGCTTTGGCGGCGATCACCATATCTGTGAATCTGATGCCCAAGGACATGCTTTCCAAGAGTGTTGCCTTGCTTGTTATATCTGCAGCGCTTCTTGTATTGTCGAATGCTTTAACTGCTATGAGTGGTATGACTTGGGAAGAAATTGCTCGAGGACTTACTGTTCTTGGTGCTTCTTTAGTCATTATTGCGGCAGCAATGGTAGCCATGCAAGGCGCACTTGCTGGAGCAGCTGCGTTATTACTGGTTACTGTGGCATTGAATGCTCTTGCACCAGTACTGAAGTTATTTGGCGCAATGAGCTTGGCCGAAATAGGCAAGAGTCTTTTGATGCTGGCAGGTGTCTTTATATTGTTCGGAGTTGCTGGAGCAGTATTGGCACCCGTTGTGGTGGCGATTCTTGCATTTTCTGTAGCTATCGGGCTAGTCGGAGCCGCTGTATATTTGGCGGGGCTTGGTGTTCTGGCATTTGCTACAGCGTTGACACTTCTTGTCGCCGCTGGCGCAGCAGGTACTGGGGCTATCGTAGGACTGTCTGTCGCCATAATTGGGCTCATTCCTTTGGTAATGAAGAATCTGGCCGAAGGTATTATAGCTTTTATTGTGGTGATGAACGAGAATATTCCGTTGTTCAAACAAGTTGCAGTAAATCTTATAACCGCGATATGCCAAGGAATTGTAGAGACTGCGGCCACTATAATTTCAGCGCTTATGACTCTTGTCTGGATGATGGTGGATACCTTGGTCGCCAACGTTCCACAACTTGTTGCCGCTGGATTCGAATTACTTTTAGGATTACTTACAGGTATTCGAGATAACATAGGCAATGTTGTAACTGTTGCGCTAGAGATCATTACCGAGTTCATAAATGCTGTTTCAGCAAATATTGGACAAGTTATAGATGCTGGTACTAATTTGGCGATTAGTTTCATCAATGGAGTGGCCGACAGTATACGAAACAATAGTGGCATTCTTACCGACGCGGCTATTAATCTCGGCACTGCAGTCATTGATGGTCTTGTTTCAGGCCTTCAGGATACTGCTGGGCGTGTTTGGAGTGCTGCATTAGCTCTAGGCCAAAAAGCTATAAGTGGAATTGCTGAAGCAATCAAACCTGGTTCTCCTTCGAAAGTTACCACGATTTTAGGTAAGTATACAGGCCTTGGTCTTATCGTAGGTATGCAAGACACTGGTAATGATATTTACAAGGCTGGAGCTTCTACTGGGCAAAGGGCTATTGATGGTCTTAAAGATACTCTTTCCAACATGTCAGACATTATAAATGCGGATATTAATCTCGAGCCTACAATAAAACCAGTGCTTGATCTTGATGATGTGGTTGCTGGTAGTAAACGTCTCAATTCATTATTCGGTAATGGCGCGTATATAAGTACTCAGGTTGGGAACGCCGAAGCCTCAATCATATCCAAGTCTTTCTCTTCGCCAAGACAGTCTGGGGCTTCAAGCGTGCAATCAGCTCCAGTAACACAACCGGCGTCGGTATCATTCACTCAAAACAATTACTCTCCAAAGGAATTGTCAAGGCTTGATATTTATAGGCAGACTCGTAATCAACTTTCAGCAGTCAGAGGAGCGTTGACCGTATGATAGAATCTATAATGGTGTTGAACCATTTGAATGATTTGCTGGAACTTCCACTTAGAGATCCATATTCGACAGGCATCGCCATTAGGTCGATTGATGGACTAGGCCCAGGGAAAGCTGCGATCAACACGAGTTCTTTTGCTATGGACGACGGTGCATTATTCAGCTCGGCGAGGCTCGGTACTAGAAATATAGTGTTATCGCTTGAGTTTTTAGAAGCTCCAACTATTGAAGATGTTCGGCTCTTAACTTACAAACACTTTCCAATCAAGAAGCCCGTTACTCTTATTGTGAATTCAGCAACAAGAAGCGGAGTGATCGATGGATATGTCGAATCAAATGAGCCGAACATCTTCAGTAATCGAGAGGGATCTGTTGTATCGATCATTTGTCCTCGACCATATTTTACTTCGTGGGGTACAGAGGTTGTATCGTTTTCTTCGTTAGCTCCAGCGTTTGAATTTCCGATGGAAAACACAAATCCAACTGTGAAAACCTTGGAAGTTGGAACTATTCAGATGGTGTTTGAGAAAAATCTATATTATGATGGCGATGCTGATTCTGGAGTTCTAATAACAATCAACGCTACAGGGCCTTCTGGTAATATTACAATTCACAACACGTCGACTCTTGAATCCATGATGATAGATACGACTAAACTTGCTGCAATAAAAGGCTCAGCTCTTGCGGCTGGTGACATCATTTATATTTCAACGGTAAAAGGAGACAAGTTCGCACGATTGTTAAGTGGTGGGGTGTACAAGAACATCATCAACTGCTTGGGTATGAACGTGAATTGGCTCCAGTTGTCGCGTGGGGATAATTTGTTTTCCTATACGACAACCCCGGTTGGAGATGCTAACAATCTGAAATTCACAGTAAGTTATCAACCTCTATACGAGGGCATGTGATATGGATATTTTCGTTTTAGATTCCTCTCGCCAAGTAGTTGGCGTTGTTGATGTGTTCGAATCGTTTATCTGGACTGAGCGTTACTATCGTTGTGGCGATTTTGAGTTGGTGGTCGAACCAAGCATTGAGCTTATGGATCTTCTTCAACAAGAGCGATATTTATCCATCTACGATTCTGAGTACGTTATGATCATAGAAAAACTTGAATTGACTACAGATAATGAGTCAGGGAACAAGCTTATTGTATCGGGACGGTCCGTTGAGTCGGTTCTTGATCGGCGTATAATCGAAGTTTATACTCGGCTTGTAGAAGACATCGAAACATCCATATTGTGGTTATTGGATCAACATGTTATCAATCCGACGAATACATGGCGCAAAATCCCAGAGATCACAAAAGTTGCCTCCAGCGATGCTCGTGTTCGTATTCCAGAGTATGAAGGCGAGCATACTGGCGATAATTTGTACGAAACTATTTGCAACCTATGTGAACTTGGCGACTTTGGGTTCAAGATGACGTTAGACGCATCTAATCTGTTTCTTTTCCAGATATATATGGGTGTTGATCGTTCATATGCCCAATCCGTTAATCCTTATGTTGTATTTTCTCCAGAATTCGACAATCTCATCAACAGTAACTATATCGAATCGAATCAAACTCTAAAAACCGTGGCTAGAGTTGGCGGCGTAGGCGATGCCGATAATCGAAAATATAAGAATGTCGCGGTTGGTGGGGGAGCTGGACTTCTTCGACGCGAAATTTTTGTTGATGGATCAGATCTTACATATGAACTTGAACCGGCGGTTACTGAAACCGATCCCGAAACAGGATTAGTTACTCATACTCCTGCTGTAACTTTGAGCGACTATGAATATGAGATGTCTCTTGCTAGTCGTGGCTACGAAGTGCTAAAAGATCATCCCGCGCATAGTTCTTTCGAAGGAAAAGCTGAAAATTTACGAATGTATATGTACGGTCGTGATTATTTCATGGGTGATACTATTCAGTTTGAAGATATTTACGGTATAAAAGTTTCTGCAAAGGTTGTAGAATTTGTCAGATCATATTCTGAGTCTGGAATTTCGCAATACCCAACGTTCTCGGTGATTTAAGAAAGAGCTAGTATGACATTGACTTATGGTTTTTATAACTCCAGCGCCGGAGATCGAAAGTATGACGCAGTTCAGATGAGCAGTATATTTGACGGAATCATACACGATGGTATTTACAGCAGTATTGGTAACTCCTTTGCTGTAACTCATCAGTCTGGAAGAAATATCACAGTAGGAACTGGACGAGCATGGTTTGACCATACGTGGTCGTTCAATGACGCGGCGATTCCTTTGAGTATTACTGCGGCTGAAGCAGTATTGAATCGCTACGATGCCGTGGTTCTTGAAATTGGTGTAAATCTTCGTACCAATTCAGTAAAGGTTATTACGGGTACTCCTGCTAGTTCGCCAGTTCGTCCTGCAATGGTGAAAGACGCAAATACGAAGCAGTATCCTTTGGCTTATATTTATGTGAAAGCTAATACTGCCAATCTCAGTCCTGCTGATATTACTAACATGGTTGGAAGTTCTGAAACACCATTCGTCACTGGCGTATTAAGTTCATTCAACACTGATGCGTTGTTAGGCCAGTGGTCTGCGGATTGGGACGTTTGGAAAAATGATAAAGCGTCAAGTTTTACAAGTTGGTTCAACTCGCTCAGCGTTACTTTAGAGTCTAATGTTGCTGCTAATCTTGAAGCTAACATTCTAGCTGTCGATGCTAAAGTTACAGCTTTGAAAACGCAAGCTGGGTATTTCGAAACGCTAGAACAAGCCCTTCCGGTTCAGAATAAACGAAATTTTTACCGTGGCCAGAGTTTAGGTACATCGTTTAGTCCTGCTCAAAAAGAAGCAGTTGCAAACGGATCATTCACGGGCATGTGGATTGGCGACTACTGGACCATTAACGGTGTTGTATGGCGAATTGTAGATATAGACTATTGGTTAGGTCTTGGTAGTACTCCATTTAATGATCATCACTTGGTTATCATGCCGGATACTTCTTTGTATTTGAGCAAGATGAATAACTCTAACAGTACTTCTAGTGGTTACGCCGGTTCTTATATGTATACCACCGGGCTTACACAAGCTAAATCTGATGCTGAATTAGCATTTCCAGGTGCTGTTAAAACACGCAATATCAGTTACAATAACGAATGTAACTACGGCGTCCCAACCAAGTATGCATATTATAACGCAACTGTTGAATTAGCTACGGAAGTAATGATATTTGGCGAGAAGTTCTTCTCTAGCCAGGGTCCTTACGAACCACCAACATCTGCAAGTCCTGACGGTAATCGCCAACTTGCTATATTTAAACTGAATAATGTATACGGCGCTACGAATTTCTGGCTTAGAGATACATCTACCCGGTATACTTTCTGCGCAGTAGATAATCTGAAAGCGCCAGATATCAAAGATGCTAGTGGATCTTACGGCGTTCGCCCTGTATTTGCAATCGGATAATTGGAGATCTTATGTTTGAACCAGATTATATTCCAGAGAGAGCTGAGATAGAGCCAGTCAACGACTCGAAAGTGTTTCTGAGTCAGAATATTTATGAAACTTTGCGTTGGCTCATGCAATATTTTGTTCCGGGGCTCGGTACTCTATATTTTGCTCTCTCAGTAACATGGGGGCTCCCTTACGGCGAACAAATCATAGGTACTTCCGTAGCTGTTACGTCATTTCTTGGCGTGATTCTTGGCATTAGTAAGAGCAGCTATATCAACAATGATGCGGACGGAGTACTGAACGTCACTACGAGCGATGAAAAAGACACATATTCTATGGTGTTCAACGGGCCGCTTGAAGATATTCGTGCCCAGAAGCTCGTAACGTTTAAAGTTGTTGAGACGCGGTAAAAACAGGGCTTATAATGAAACACTCTCTTGAAAGGAGAACCATGCTCAGCAATTTATTCGGCCAACGTCAAACCCACGCTGATGTAGTTCTTGACCAAATCCTCACTGAGATGGAATCAACAGACCCCAATTCAGCTGAATACCGGGTGCTCGCAGAGAATCTAGAAATCGCGGCAAAGGCAAAGAGTCACATCGACCCTGACCCCAAGCCGCAGATCGACATGATTGTCGCGTTCGCCGGTATGGCAGCCCACGTTGTGGGTGTTGCGACCATTCTCAAGTGGGAAGAGATCAACGTCTGGACCAGTAAGGCCTTGACGATCCTGCCGAAAGTATTTCTGAAGCATTAACCCAATCAAGGATTGAGAAGAGAAAGCGTGTAGACTAACCATCTACACGTTTTCTTTTTTTTCGCCGGGGGTTGATTTTGGTTGAACAATTCGCGAAAATTACAGGTTCTATAGTGAAGAGGCAGTACATATGTACTGTTAAGCAGCTTCGCTGCATCTCTTTAATATTTTGACCCACACAAGGGTCTTTATTTTTTCAAAATCTTATGCGCTTTTTTCCTTGCACGAAACCGAAGCAGGCCGTCCTGAGCATTGATGACGTAAAACTGCTCGCTTACCCTTGTAGCCCAACGGTAGAGGCAGTCGACTTAAACTCGACACAGTGTGGGTTCAAATCCCATCAAGGGTACGATTTAACAAACAGAAAGGGAGATTCTGATGGCTAATGTGGTGTGGTTTATAAAAAGTGCGGTTTCGTCGCCAAAAAATTATCTCGACGGTGAGATCTCCATACCAGAGTTTTATGTTTTAGCACAGGATGAATTTGAGGCTTTTCGAAAAGCTCAAAACATTATCGATCCTCTAAATTTTGGGATGCATGTGAAAGTAATTGCGACCAACGGACCTTCCAGTTTTTCGTTTGATAATAAACACTGTTGATTCTAGAGAATGGTCTTCCGTAAAAACCCCAATCGGCAACATTGAGTTGTTCACCGCCAAACAACGAAAGGGTACCGTCAT